TCTACGAATATATTCGGTCGAAGATATATTAGAAATAGCTTCATTGGTAATGGCATTGGTGGCAAGTATTATATTTGCGGATATACTTCTAAAAATATTGATGAAAGAGGAAATGTAACTGTTATCAATGATATTCTAGGAGATAAAAATGATTTTAATGCTAATTATGTCGCTACTGCTGGAGTTGCTGATTATTTTTCAGTTACCGGATATCTTAATACAGATAATGTTCCTCAAAAATGTATTAAAATTGCCTACGCAGGTGGCTTTATCGCCAACAAAGTCCTGACTACCGACGAAATCAATCAGATCATCGCCTACTTCAACTTGGACCGTCCGGGACAGATCATTAAGCCTCAGTTGTACTGCAACATCAAGAAGCAGGGTATCACTAACGACAATCACGCTGAATTTAACGATCAGTTGATTGACTTTGTAGGAGGTCACAACATCCAGTTGAATAACGTCGGCTGGGAAGGGGAGAGTGGTATCAATAGCTATCCGGTTGTGTTTGGTGCTAATAAAACTTGGGATAAAATGGCTAGTAGTAATAATACTGATTTTATATTTGAGCTTACTGGAAATTCTATCCACCTCACAAAAGCAAATGATAATTCAGCCTTATTGTTTACTTTTCTTTATAAAGACGGAACAGTTAATGAAGTTTCTATTCCTACTTTTAAACTCAAAGTAACCGGACTTAAAGAAGGTCAAAATGTTGTTTATAATTATGTTTCGGAAGATAATGTTAGTGATATTACCTCGATTAGAATCACTGAAGATGGAGAATATGTTTGTCCTAAGAGCGTTATATTTGTCCCAGCAGAAATTTTATCTAATGTTTGGATAGGATTTAAAGTTAACCCAGAATATATAGATTTGGATATTACTATCGAAGTCCTCCCCACCATCGAACACGCTCTCAGCCTAGACGGAATCAACGACTTCGGCAAGGTAACCGGTCTCCCTGTTTTGAAGGACTATACGGTAGTAGCGGATAGAGAGATAGAGACGAGTAAAGGAGGTATTGTTAGTAAGGATAATCCTGACGGAGCTTTTATCTGTGAGATAACAGGTGAAGCATACAGTTATGGTGCAGCAACATCGGTTTCAGTTGATTTCAAAAGAAAACTATCTTATCAATCAAAGTACATCTATAACGGAAGTCCTATCCAAGCAGGTACAGGCGTTGATACTGACTCTATGTGGCTAGGAACGATTAGAGACGGTGATTCTCGTTTCTCTAAAATCGCATTATGGTCTCTCATGCTCTTCCCCTACAGCCTCTCCGAGTTCCTCCTTGAACGTCAATTGAGAAAATACAAGGCAGGCACTCTTTATCCGAACATGATTGAGTTTAGACCGATTGTAAAGAGTAACATCCCTTACTCTTCAATCTCCTACTCAGTTAATCCAGGAGAATACATTGCCGAAGGTAGTAGAGTAACTATCACTATAACCTTGTCAAATGAAACAGATAAGCTGGTCGGTGTGTCATCCAATGCCATCAGCGACATATCCATCTCTGGAGACAATGGAACCTACGAGATAACCGGAAAGATCACCAAGTCTCCACAGAAGATCAACATAGTTATCTCCAGCTACTTGACAATGTTAGACAACGAGACTTTAATTTCAAATGAAACATTAATTAAAAACGAATAAGTTATGGAAAAGATATTTGATATAGCAAAAGACTCTGAAAAATCATGGGGTACTTTAGCAACTGCGATTGATGGGAACTTTGAGGAAGTATTTTCCAAAATTGGATACACACGAAGCAATACTGACGCAATACCTGCCAATGGCGAATATGTTAATCGGGATTTCACTCTTGCAGATGGAGAAGATGTCGGATTATATGTAGATGCTGATGCTATTTTCCAGCCGGGTTGTATGCTGACATTCTATATTTATAAGAATGACGGTATGCGGATAAGCAGAACTATCAAGAATAAGACTACTTACGATAGTCTGCGTACTCTATTCTCCTATACAAGTGGAGATATTACTGGCTATGCATATTATATTACAGGTCATAATGCCGGAAATGTTATCACCTCATTCAAGTATTATGGGGTTGAAGACGATGTAGAAACACTTTCAACGTCTATTCCCGAGATAAACGAAAGTATTAAATGCGTTTCTGACAATCTTGCGTACACGCAAAAAATAGCAGGAGGGAGAACTACGATAAATATAGCACTAACTGCGGGTTTATCTGTAGAACCAGATGTAAAGTTCCCGTGCATAATTAAAAAGGATTCTCAGGTGACATTTAATGTTGTGGATGCAGATGGAATAATAAATTCGAATCCTAGTGTGTACTTATGGTATACAGATGAGACAAGGAGCCCCGCATTAAATGTAAATACATTGATAGATATTACTTCCGATGTTGAAGCTATAGCGATTTACTTAACAGGATCATCGGTGCTTATGTCTGGAACAATCAAGTTATATGCAGATTTCTCAAACTTAATTATTAAAGAGGCAAAAGATTATGCTGATGGTAAGGATAAATTGTTTGAACTGGTTGGAATTGGTGCTTCATCTGCCATTTATAGCGATTGGAAAATCGGTGATTTATATTATTCAACCTCCAGAAATAAGATATATAGATGTTGCTCCATAGCCCCATTTGATACAGAAGAAACTAATATCTTGGATAGAGGTGTATTGTATAAATATAATGGAATTATTTACATTTATGATGGTATATCTTTAACTAAATACCACGATAAGGATATTGAAGATGGCGTAATACTTGATTATAACGAGTATCTTGTCGGAGAGGATGTAAATAACGATAATACAGGAGGAGATAAAGCAACTTATATCTATAAGGATATCGCCCGATTCGGGGTTGCGGCTGATGAACAGGTTGAAATTTCTTGTGATAACATAAAAGATGCTATTTCTGCTAGATCAATACAAATTTATGGTTTTACGAAAAACGGTGAAAAAACTGAGATTAAGTCAATGGGTGCGGGTAAAATAGTTTTTTTGCCTTCTTTGTTATATGAAGCTTTGTCTGTAAGGTTGTACCCGACAACAAGCGGTATGAGTGCATTATATGCTACTTATACAGGTCTTAAGATACGAAAAACTAGAAGCGAACCTGTACCTGCATATTATTTGAAGGATAATTACCTTAAGGATAAGCTATCAACGATAAGAGGTAAGATGGCGGATGCGCAAGGCAATTACGATGCATTTGTATTCATCACGGACATCCATTGGCTCCGCAATACTAAAAACTCCCCCGCGCTCATTAATTACATTTCAAGCAGAGTTCCGTTGCCAAGAGTTATAATGGGAGGAGATTATGCAGACGGATTGAACATAGACTGTAACTTGGCGTTTAATTCTTTAAGCAATAAGATATATCGCGCCATCGGCAATCACGAATATATGAATTATTTTGAAGAAGATGGGGTGCAGGTAAAAACCAATATCACGGACGCAGAAATATGGTCATCATTACAAAGTGGCATGACAGACTGTGTTATAGGCGATGCAAATACAAATTACTATTATGTAGATAACACTGTCCAGAAAATGAGGTATGTGTTCCTTTCGGTGTTTACTGATGATTCGGCAGGTAAATTTGAGGAAACGCAGGCTACTTGGTTAAACAATACCCTAGCGAATATGCCAGACGGTTATCTTGCAGTTGTTGTTGCTCATTATTATATGTCTGATGATTATCCGACATCTTGGACTCCTACATTAACATCTATTGGTCAGCAGATAGCTAATATATGTGATTCGCATAGTGGAAATGTTGCGTGTATGTTGCAGGGGCATACGCATATGGACTTAATGAAAAAGACAGATGGTGGTATACCAATATTTTCTACAACTTGCGACAAGGCTAATGCGGATAGTGATGAGATTGGTGAAAGGGCTTCTTATATTTATGGTAAGCGAACTAATGGAACAATAAATGAACAGGCATTCGATGTGGTCATTATCAATAAAAACGCAAAAAAAGTCAGCCTTGTCAGGATTGGTGCGCCTGCTGACAATGGGGGAGGAGCTGAACTTGAAGTAAGAGAGCAAACTTATGCATAACTCACTGAATTTTATATCCCAATAGATATTATATAGTTGGTTAAATAGTAAAGTTTATGAAATACACAGTATTCCCAACAATTGACTTGCAAGAGGTCCCTCAGGATGAGATAGACAAGCGTAACCTTGTTCCTCGCAAGAGCGTAAATGAGAGTGAAACCTTGATGAAATGCCAGCACTATGCTGCGTTATTCCCTCATAAGATGATTAAGACTATTGCTGATGACGGAACGGAAGAGCTGTCTTTTCCGTATCCTACCTATGAGGGCGAGGATTTAAATGTATTGTTGTCTAGTCCGGAATGGACCTCGAACGAAAGTATTCTATGAAGTCCCTCCCTTGGATATTAGTCTGCCTGCTTGTAGGTGTTCTCGTGTGGATGCGTTGTAATCCGCACGAGCCTTCAACTGTGTACATTAAAGGAGATACCGTACATATCCGGGACACAGTAAGAGACACAATCCCTAAGCCGGTAAAAGAAACTCTGAAACGTACCGATACGGTATATCTACCTATTCTGATAGATACAACGACTGACAGAACCGTAGAAGGAGATTCTATTCCGGTACTGATACCGATCACAAGCAAGGAGTATAAGACCGATGATTACCGGGCGGTAGTCAGTGGATATAAGCCGACCCTTGACTTCATGGAAGTGTATAGAGACAATAAGATCATCACTCTTACTCCTGTACAGAAAAGAAAACGCTTGGGATTGGGCTTGCAGGCAGGATATAGTTATCCGGGTGGTTTGTACTTCGGTGCCGGAGTTAGTTATAACTTGTTTATGTGGTAAATTACCGGAACTACTATCTTCGCAGACCGTTTCCGGTATGAAAAGTTTAAGTTTTACTTACATAACAATTTCCAATGGAAAAATGTTTTAAAAGAAAGGAGGCTAAAATGAAGCATTAATTATACTAAGCACTAAGTTATCCGGTAAAGTAGAAGGCCGGTTATCATAACAAATGTAACTCTTTTGGGGGATAGAGTAAAAAAGAACCCCCAACACTGAAAGTTGACGCCAATCGAACTTTTTAGCATACCAAAAGCATACATAGGTAGTGTCGGGGGTATAATATCCTTAACATTCCTATATATGCTTTTGTTTATTTGGTACTGAGTACGATTGGCAAAGGCAAAAGTACAACAAAAAATTAAATTACTATGTGTAAGTCAGAGATTTTTGCCGATATTCTAAATATTGTTGGAAAAGAAACTGAAGTTTCTACTGAATTGATCCTTTCATCAAGTAAAGTTACTGAAGTTGTTGACGCCCGTTCTATTGTAGTATTCTTCCTTACTGAATACGGGCTATATCCTGAACAAATAGCGACTTTGCTTCACAAGACATCCGCTAGTATCCGTTATCTTATATCTACTTTTGAAAGCCGTAAACTGGCAAACAAAATGATTGCAATATATCTGCAAAATATTCGCAAATCGCTTGAAAATGAGCTCTGATTTACACAGTCCCTATTATATACTTTTGTGATGCGGTTAATATTGACCGTGTTATAATTGTATATTAATATGAGTGAAACAAAGACTTACGTTTTCCCGGAGTCAGGCGGGAACGGTGGCGGTAGTGGAATGATGGCCATGCTGGCTCCTCTATTGCAACAGAAAGGTATTGATCCGAACTTGTTGGTTGCTATGCAAGGAAAGAACAACAGCGGATTTGGCGGAGATGGATCATGGTTCATGTGGATAATCTTCCTGTTCTTCCTGTTCCCATTGTTTGGACGCAATGGCTGGGGAAACAATGGAGATGGCGGAAACGGTGGCGGATTTGCTGGAGCCGGTATCCCTAACTTAATTAACAACGATGCAGGAAGGGAGTTACTTATGAGTGCAATTCAGGGGAACGGACAGGCAATCAACAATCTGGCTACTAATTTGAACTGTTCAATCGGTCAGGTTCAGAATGCTATCAATGGGGTAATGTCACAGGTGCAACAGGTAGGAAATCAGGTTGGTCAAAGCTCAATGCAGATTATCAATGCTATCCAGCAGGGTAACTGTCAGATCGCTCAACAGATTGCTTCATGCTGCTGCGAAAACCGTCTGGCGATCTGTCAGCAAACGAACACATTGCAAAATGCCATTAACGGTGTTGCGACTGGTCAGGAAAGAGGCTTTGCTTCCGTTGCATACGAGACTCAAAGACAGACCTGTGANCTGCAAAACTCCATCAAGGATAGCACACAGCAGATTCTTGCTGGACAGCGTGCGGCTGAAATGCGTGAAATGCA